TTAGTTTATCCAAAATTAAATTGTCCAATGTATCCTCACAATGTTCCATGGCAATCACCTGTACCGGAAACTTGGGCAGGGTTGCAATAATTTCAAAATCATCGTCGTAGTCGCCCCCCGACGAATCACCACTAACGTCGTCTTCCCATACGTCCTCTTCTCCGTCTTTTTCTTCTTTTCCGTCGAGTGTATTTTCGCCCAAGTTTACATTTTCATCGCAGTTACTTAAAGTGTGTGATGTTCTTGAAGAACACGTGGAACTTGTTCGAATACTAGTGGACCTTAAATGGTTGGAAGATTCTTCCAGCTCCAGTAAATTGACGTTGGTCAAATCTACCAGGGTGGATTCTTCCTCCTCAAACAAAGATTCATCGAATGGGTCTGGGAATAGTTCAACCTCGGGGTCTAAAGCACCAATGGAAATGTCGGACGTGAAGGACGAAATCTTAATCGGTTTTTTCTTTATGGCTTCCTCGCGGTAAAGATGTTCGTAGTCCTGAATCTGAAACAAGGTGCCCTTATTTTTTACGAAAAAGTCGGAATTCGTCAAGTAGTCTAAATCATCTGCGACGTTGATTTCATAATCTTGTTTAATAGACAAGAAGGACCCATAGTAGTGGATTCCATGAATAAAATTACTGTGCTCGTTTAAACAAGAGGTCAAATACACGAAAAACCCATCCACATAGGCAGCGTTATTTACATCTAATAACTTGGAATTCACCTCGGTAGTAGGCTCCTTAAGGGTAGGTAAATCAAACAAGTGTTCACTCAACTTATACTTGCCAATTAAATACTTGTATGGATCCAACAACGGGGCCAATTTAAAGAAAATATCTTTGGTTTTCGATTTTTCGGTCGCGGTACTTTTAATCTTGCACGGAAAACATACCTTGTCTGCTTCTCTCTCGTTAATACTAGTTATATGCCAATTGTGGTTTAAATTAATATTGTTATAGTTCGTTTCGTTCAACGAAAAAAATCGATTATATATTGGAATATAATTCTGAGTCTGAGAGAGAAACAAAGTATTGGATTGTTCTAAACTTTTAAACAACTCGGTGTTTTTACGTTTCTGGTAATTTAGGTTCATTTTTTATATTAGCTATTCAACATATAAATTCTATATTATTTAAACTTAAAATACTTAATTTTTTAATATTTGGTCAATGTATATAAGTACAAATATATGACGGAACAACAATTTGAAGAGGATAAAAATAAATATAAAGGTAAAAAACTCACAGATTTAATTTCTTTTCGCATGCCAGTACACAGATGGGAGCAACTAGTGGACCATAAGACTTACATTATAGTTCCAAAAGATAAGAAACTTTTGGCTGAAAACGCAAAAATCGTTCAACTTGAGAGTTTCCAACGGAGTCATCCACCAGGTCAACGTAACGCATATAATACTGGTCCACCAAGTGCGTGGGCCTTTCAATTTCGACGTATTAAAAATAGAGAACGTCTTGACTTCCATACATTCGAGGAATTACAAAAGTCGGAAAATATTTTCTTTTTTACTCCAAACTTGTTTTTAAGAGAGGACCATACGGGTACTAACCTGAAGAAAAATCAATTGTATTATATTACTCAAAATTCCTCTAACCATAATATTGATTCTTCACCTGCAAACGAAGGTTTTTATTTTCTTGAAGCTGTTAATACAACCAAAGACAACCACAATGAAAACCAGACAGTTGCCGGGTTTAACAATTTAAGAGAGGAAGATGATAAAACAGATGCTTACGGTGAGGATGATCTCACTGTAAGCGGTTTTCTTGACTGGAATCGTACTTCAGTTTATGAGGTCATTCGGTCCATACACGACAACCCAGAGCCATTGTCATCGTCGTCGTCATCATCAGAACCATCGTCGTCGTCATCATCAGCATCATCATCAGCATCATCGTCAGCATCATCGTCAGCATCATCGTCAGCATCATCGTCAGCATCATCGTCAGCATCATCGTCAACGCCATCATCTGGTGTTGCGGACGAACCAGTGTGGCATCCACCGCAACAGCAGCAACAGCAGCAACCGCCGCAACAGCAGCAACAGCAGCAACCGCCGCAACAGCAGCAACTCCTGACACCATTAACTTCACATCAGCGTCAGGCAAGAATAAATGACCGTAGGAGAAGATTAGGTATTGTTGTAATAGACGAGGGAGGCAAGAGAACAAGAAAACCAATTCAAAAAAGAAGAAAAACCCGCCGTCGCAAAACAAAAACTCGCCGTCGCAAAACAAAAACTCGCACTTAAAAACTTAATATTAGACAAAACAATCGATGCGTATTAATTTTTATCAAACTTATATATACTTATTACATATAATCTAGAAATATATTTTCATGACGCTAGAATTAAAGAAGTTTGACATGAAAACCATCAATTTCAAATCGAGCGAAAACAAAGGACCCGTAGTGGTGCTCATCGGCAAGAGAGACACGGGCAAGTCCTTTCTCGTTCGCGATCTCCTCTACTACCAGCAAGATATTCCCATCGGAACCGTCATCTCCGGCACAGAAGAAGGAAACGGCTTCTACAACAAAATGGTCCCGAAAATATTTATTCACAACGAGTACAATACCGCCATCATCGAAAACATTCTCAAACGACAACGCACCGTGTTAAAACAAGTGAAATCGGAAATGGAAGCATACAAACGAACCACCATTGACGCCCGAGCATTTGTCATTTTAGATGATTGTCTCTACGACGCTACATGGACACGAGATAAAATGATGCGTCTCCTTTTCATGAATGGTAGACACTGGAAGCTAATTTTAGTGATTACAATGCAATACCCGCTAGGAATCCCTCCCACTTTACGAACAAATATAGATTTTGTGTTCATATTACGTGAGAATTATATTGCGAATCGTCGAAGAATTTATGAGAACTATGCCGGCATGTTTCCTACTTTTGAGTCTTTTTGTCAAGTCATGGACCAATGCACGGAGAATTACGAGTGTTTGGTGATAAATAACAACTCCAAATCGAATAAATTACAAGACCAGGTGTTTTGGTATAAGGCGGACAACCATAACGATTTCAAGTTAGGCTCGAAAGAATTCTGGGAGCTGTCAAAAGGGTTCAATTCGGACGACGAAGACGAAAAATATGACCCCAATTCAGTGAAAAAACGCGGAAGTGGACAAAAAATTAGCGTAAAGAAAACAAAATGGTAATTTTATATTTTGTTAGCATATACCGTTATATATTTTACGTATCAAATGGAGTGTGTGATACACATTCCATTTGATTTATGTTTGGTTTTTGCTTACGCGGTCGCGTAAGCAAACTTTTGCCTTTTACGTTTCAAATGGTGTATGTTAAACATACACCCCCTCCAAATTATGTTTGGGTTTTGCTTATGCGACCACATAAGCAAACTTTTATGTTTAGTAAGTCCTGTAGAGACTATCTACATGACTTTTTTGCCTTTAATTTTAATTAAAGATTTGTAAATAGAATTAAAACAAAACAAATTAATTAATAAATTAATTGAAATACAAATTTAATAAAAAAATAAATCATTATTTAACAAAAACACAAAAAATCATTATTTAACAAAACCAGAAGATTTGATTATTAATAATCAAAAATCGACATAAAGACATTTTTAATAAATACTTTATAAAATGAGCATTGATATTGTAAACTTAATTGAAAGCAACCCAATTACCCAAATGACGGCGGACTACCAGTCCAAATTGATTGAAACCGTCAAACAAAGATTTAGTAGTTACGAGCAACAAATGTTTGTTGCCAGTTTTTATTGTTATTTAAACTGCCAGGACAACTACGTTATTAATTTAGATGACATTTGGAAATGGTTAGGATTTTCTACCAAGCAGCACGCCAAAACTTTGTTAGAAAGACAATTTGTGGTTGATTCGGATTATTTGCTTAACAAGCAAACCGCCACAGTTCAAGGAGGACATAATAAAGAAACCTTTATGCTAAATGTCAAGACTTTTAAAAAGTTTTGTTTAAAATCCGGTACTAAGAAGGCAGATGAAATCCACGACTACTATATCAAACTCGAACAAGTACTACAAGAAATTATTCAGCAAGAAAGCGACGAACTGAGACTGCAACTACAAAAACAACAGCTCCACATCCAAGAGTTACAGACTGAAGCCAAACAACTCGCCGTTGAAAATGAAAAAATTAAAGACAACGAAAACCTTCCTAGCATGTACATTTACAACTTGGATTGTCGTAAAGAAGTGCCCGAGTTGAAAATTGGTTACTCTTTGTGCGTGAACAAGAGGATTAAACCGTACAAACAGACTTGTAAATTTGGCAAACTAGAGTTCAGCGTGCCGTTTCATAACGTCAACATTCGCACGGTGGAAAACTACATTCACTTAGTACTTCAACCGTTTAAGATTACCGACGAAGTATTTCAGCTTAACTTAGAAGAAGCCAAGATTATCATCCTAAGTGTCATCAATTTG